GGGAATGTAATTAATTACTAACTTTAATATATATATAAAAATGACTGAAGATTTAACTATTAGAAGATTAGCAGAAAAGATTGCTAAAGATTTTCAATTATCTGTAAAAGAAAGAACAGATGCCATTTTAGAAATGGATGCAATATCTTATACCAATTTGGGTATTGATAGCTCTAAAACAGAAAAAAATAAAGTTAAATCAGATAGTAAGTATTTATATAAACTAATAAGGGGTTTTAATGAAACCGATGGCAACTTATTAGTAAATCATCTTGATTCGTAAAACTGTGCCGAAAACAGCTAAAAAACCAACAAGGAGTAAACTTGTAAAAAAACTTGATACGGTTTTTAGCCATTACATTAGATTATCAAATGCTGACAACGCTGGATATTGCACTTGTGTTACTTGCAATAAGAAATTCTATTGGAAAGAAATACAAGCGGGTCATTTTATGAGTAGAAAACACTACTCTATACGTTGGGATGAACGTAATGTTAAACCTCAATGTGTAGCTTGTAACGTTTATAGAGCGGGGGAACAGTATAAATATAGTTTATATCTTGGTAATAACTTGTCTAAAACATTACTTGAAGAAAGTCGTGAACTGCGTAAATTTACAAATATCGAGTTAGAAGAAATGATTGCTGACTATGCTGAAAGGGTTAAAAAACTTACTTGATTAATTCTTGTATATTGTTCTTTGTTAAAAGGGGGTGGCAGTAAAATGCTACCCTTTTTTGTTTTATAAACTTTTTTTTACTAACTTTACAATATGGAACAATTTACTAAAGCAGAACTCTGGGGCAAGGTCTTGGAACTGCAATATCAATTAGAACAAGCTAAAGAACAATTAATTTTAAGTACAAAACAATGAGTAAAGAAACAAACATTAACGAAAAGTTATTTAACTTACAGCAAGAAATAGGAACTATTAGTAAAGATGCTAGTAACCCCTTTTACAAATCAAAGTATTTTGATATCAACTCACTAATCAACCAGCTTAACCCTTTACTAAAAAAGCATAGGCTGCTTCTATTACAGCCAATTGAGGAAGATTGTGTTTATAGTAAGCTTATTTGTGTTGACGGAACAGGGGGCGTTATATCAGCTTTAAAACTACCTGAAATAAATGATCCACAAAAGTTAGGTTCTGCTATTACATATTACCGTAGATATACTTTAGCATCATTATTAGGGTTACAAGCTGTAGATGATGATGGTAATGTAGCAAGTGGAGTTGAAGAAGAAAAGAAGTGGTTAAACCCTAACACACCAGAATTTAGTAAAGCTATTGAGTATATTAAAGGCGGTGGAAACATTGAATCAATTAAAAGCAAATATAAGGTTTCAAAAAAGGTGGGCGATGAACTTGCAAAATTGTAAAATAAAAAAAGTATATTACACAACTAAATATAATAATCAATCAATTAAAATAGAAATATGGAAATTACAGGAACCATCAAGGTTATTCAAGACATTGAGTCAGGAACTAGCAAGGCTGGAAATGAATGGCAAAAAAGAAATATCCTTTTAACAACTGGGGGCGATTACCCACAAGATTTACCTATTGAATTTTGGGGTAAAACTGCGTCAGCCTTAGAAAACTTTCAAGTTGGAAACCCAGTTAAAGCTTATATTAATTTAAAAAGTAGAGAGCATAACGGTAAGCACTACCCAAGTATAAGCGGTTGGAAAATAGAAAACTATATAGCCGAGCATACTAATGAAGCACAAAACCCAGCTAGGGAGGCTCAAACCATAGTAGAGGAGGATTTACCTTTTTAATTTAATAGGGGGTTTATAGCCCCCTTTTTTTATATATGAGAAAACTTAAAGATGGCGAGGAAATGCCTTACGATTTTTGGAATTACAAAGTAAACCCTATATTAGGGTATTATTTGCCTAAAGAAGAAGGTCAAACAGAAGCAATGGAAAAAAAGTATAATATTATAACTAAAAGTGTATGATAGCACAAGCAAGGAACTTACAAGACAAAATACTAGACATTAAATACGGTAGAATTAAAGAAGGGCTTAAAATAGGTGTGCCTGAGATTGATGAGCATATAAGGTTTAAAAAGAATTTACTTATAGCGATTGGTCACGCGAACGTTGGAAAAACAACGACTCTTATTTATTTTTATGTATTGTGGGCTAAAATCTTTAAATTAAGGTTTTTAATTTGGTCAAGCGAAAATACGCCTGAGTCTATATTAAGAAAGATTATAGAGTTTTATATGGGCAAACCAATACAACAAGCTAATGACCAGGAAATAAATCAAGCTGTTAAGTGGTCAGACGAACATTTTAAAATAATAGAAGTTGAAGATTTATATACTTACAAAAGCTTGTTAAAGGAAGCACAACAAATAAAAGATGCTTGGAAATATGATGGCTTATTAATAGACCCCTATAATAGTTTGGCTAAAGACGCTGCTATTTTAAAAATGGTAGGCAATGCACACGAGTACGATTATCAAGTATTAACAGAACTAAGAATGTTTACCAAAAAAAATAACGTACAAGTTTGCGTAAATGCACACGGAGTAACCTCAGCATTAAGACAGGTACATCATTCAGGACACCAATACGAGGGCTTAACAAGACCATTAGCAATGAGCGATGCTGAGGGTGGTTCTAAAATAAGTTCACGTGCTGATGATATATGGTGTATTCATAGATACGTTGCACACCCTACCGATTGGATGTATAGTAATATACACGTCTTAAAAATAAAAGAAAACGAAACAGGCGCAAGACCTACGACGTTCGAACAACCTATCCAATTAAGAATGAAGATTAATAATGTAGGGTTTGAATATATGGGTAGGGATTTAATACATAACCAAAGTAAAATAGAAAAATTAAATATATGATGTTTATTGGGCTTTTATTGTTTGTAGCATTTACTTTTTTGATTATTGGTCAATTTAAGAATGCTGAAATTATAATTAGCCCAGTAAAAGGAATAATGTTTGGATTTTTATATCACAAAGAACAATACGAACAAGAAGATGAAATTACCTTACAATGTTTGTTAGGTATAATTAGTATTAATGTGATATGGGTAAACCAACTGAATGGCTCGCAAAAGTAGCTGAAAGGCACAAAGAATGGATAGCCATTGTAAAAAGTTTTGAAGAATATGATTTAGCAGAAGACATAGTGCAGGAGTGTTATATAACTTTATATAAATACGCAAATGAGGGCAAGGTTATTAGGGATAACGTCGTTAGTCGTGGGTATATGTATTTTACTCTTCGTTCTCTGTATTACCAATATTATAATTCTAAAAAAAGAATTACTAAAGTTTCTCTTGATGATGAAGAGTTTACCATCCAAATTCCGAACGATTCGCAAATGGATGAACAAATAGCCTTTCATAAAATATGCACAATGATTGACGAACATATTGAAGGCTGGCGCTGGTATGAAAAAAAGCTATTTACACTTTACAGAGATACAGATTTAAGTATTAGGTCAATAGCCAAAGAAACTAATATAAGTTGGGTAAGCATATTTAATACACTTAAACACGCAAAGCAAGAAATAAATAATAAGTTTAAAGAAGATTACGAAGATTACAAAAATAAAGATTATGACAGAATTTAAAGGCGACAAACGTACAAAAGAGTACAAGGAATGGAAAGCTAAACACGCAAAAGCAAGTGAAGGACTTGGGGATACAGTAGAGAAGATTACTAAAGCTACAGGAATAAAGAAAGCTGTAAAGTTTTTAGCTGGTGAAGATTGTGGCTGTGATGAAAGAAAGGTTAAGTTAAATGAAATGTTTAGGTATAAAAAGCCAGAATGTTTAACCGAAGCTGAGTTTGATTTAATTAAAATGGCAGTAGACACTAAAAAGAATAAGTTTACTCCTGATGAGCAAGAGGCGTACAAGAATATATACGAAAGAATATTTAAAACAAAAGTTGAATGCACGCCCTGTAGTTTTGCAAAGGTGGTTTGGAAAGATTTACAGGCTGTTTATAATCAGTATCTTTGAAAGAACAAGAACTTTTTGAGTTTTTAATTACTTGCTGCTACCCTGATTTAGTTAAGGCTAGAAGCCAGATGAGCAGATGGGATTGCTATAGCCCTAAAGCATACCATAGAATAGAATTAAAGTGTAGGGGTAAGCATTACGACACCTTACTAATTGAAAAGAAAAAGTACGATGCTATGATTGCAAAATGCGATGATAATTTAGATATCCCTATTTACATTAACTCTACACCAAAAGGAATATATAGATTTAATTTGTATATTGTTAAACCAGTTTGGGAAATACAATACCATAATAAGACTACAGAATTTGCAAACACAAATAAAATACCTAAAGAAGTAGCGATGCTACCAGTAGTAGATGCAGAAATAATAACAACTAACAATGAACAAGAAACTAAATAACATTAAAGAGGGAGAATACTATGGCAACTTTAATTTAGTTGGCGAGTATATCGTTAAAACAAGAAAAGCAAAACCCGAAAACAAAGCTATCAACGAAATGTATTACTGTTGGCAGGAAGTAGGATTTTATGTACACAGCCTTATAACTAACGAAAGGTTATACGAACAATCTTTAAGTGAGTACCGTTCTGATAAAATAAGGGCAGTAGAAAGAGCAAGACGAGCAGAGAAAAAGATTGAAGAATTACAACAAGAGATAAAGAAACTTCAAACTAAATTAGATGTTGGTATT